TAAAGCTTACCTATAGGGTGTCTATAGATGACTTACATAGAATAGATATATAGGATACTCCTACTACGTCTATCTTACAGTACATACTATAGACACCTATAGGTTCACTTTAGGTTGTCCTTTAGATACCTTTAAGTATCCCCCTCCCTACGATAACGCTGACAAATTGCAGACCTCAGGTGTTCCTCAGGTGTACTGGGGTGTCGATATTTGGTGCAAAAATATGAAATCCCTCCTCGGATTGCGGGGACGCAACTTCCCCCCATATGCCGTTGGGCTTTCCCTCTCGCCGACCTCCACACACCCTAGTCATGCCACAAGCTACGCCACAGGTACTCGTAAGTCATTGATTTATATAGCCTCGCATCGGATTGTGAATCTCATCCGCAGGATACCTAAGGTGTTCCTAAAGTGTCTACGCGCTCACCGCAGTGTTCGTGTCTCTTTGTCTTCCCATCAATTTTTTCGCTCACACCTCAGTACACCTCAGGTCATCCTCAACTATCACCTCAAGTCATCCTCAACTCGACGACATTGATGTCGTTGACATACCATTAAGTACTAACCTCAAACACAGCCTCAATACGCCACTGTACGTGCACACCCTTGGCTTACCCTCAAGCTGACCTCAAGTGTGCCTCTATGCTCACTCTATGCGCTCCTGCACACATCCCGACACCACAACTATCATCTGTCTCTTTTGGGCGTTCCCTGCGCGGTCTCAGCCATGCGCCTAGGGCGCTATGACTTCGGCGCTTGGTCGGGCTTTCATGCTACGCACCGAGCCACCTACGGTGTCTCAGCCCTTCGGGTTTCAATCCCTAACGCGCTGCGCCGTGCGACCACCGCAACACCTTCTTGGCGAAGTCATCAGCGCGGACAGTCAGGATGTCTTGGTTCACCTAATATGGAATCTCCGTGTTGGCTAATGTGGTAAACTGTATACCAACTATCACTCCGCTGCGCTCCGTTAAAACTAAGCCAAGCACCACAAAAAACTTTACCGTTCCGCTACGCTCCACTTTCCGTTGCTCGTCGCTTCGCTCCTCCTCTACTCATAAACTTTTTTGTTCTCCGCTGCGCTCCGTGCTTGTCTCAGTTTTTAGTTGGTATCCACCGCTACGCGGCACATTAACCAACACGGAGATTCCAAATGAACCAAGACATCCTGACTATCATCGACGGCGCTGACGACTTCACCAAGAAGGTGATGCTCACTGGCTTTTTGAAAAATTGTGAATTCTGGGGCAAGAAATCTGCCGAGCGTGTGTTCGAGTTCGAAGAGAAACTCAACACCGCTATCGAGCGTGACATGAACGATGACTACGTGGCTAACCTCCAATCGATCCTCGACGAGGCAATCGCCCAACGCGACACATTGCGTAAGCTGTACCGCGCAGCATCCAAGGCTCTCTGAGCCTTTTTTCCCATAGGAGCTACTATCATGTTCACACGCCTCAAAGACTTACTCGCCGTCGTCTTGTTTATCGCAGGACTCTGGTTCGCAACCGATATGATCACGGGCTTCAACCCGTATCGTAATGCCTTGATGCTCTTCGCTGCCATCTCGTGCATTCTTTCCTCAGCAGCGCTCGTCGGTCTTTTCAAGGAGTAATACCATGACCAAATCCATCGTTGTTTCTATCGGCTACACCAAGTTCAAAGTGCCTTCGCACTGGACACTTGACGACACCCGCGCCTTCATCGGCATGGCTTCAGAGTTAGCTGCGGTTGACTATCACTACGACGACGGCAAGTCGTTCTTCTATTCCAAAGACGAACCACTGCAAGTGTCGAGCTTCAAAGCTGCTCTCGACGACAGCTACGAAGCTGCCAAACGCGCAGCCAAACGTGCTGCTATCGAGAAACAACTCACTTCTGAGGAAACAAAATGAAAACGAACGACTTGAAAAAAGGTATGCGTATCGTCCTTCGCAACGGTTGGGAAGCAACCATCGAAGACAATCGCAAAGGCAACATCCGCATGGCTACTGTCGAAGGTCACTACACCGAGACAGGTTCTATCTATGCTCACGACATTGCAGCCGTACTCATCGACAACAAATGGGTGCGTCTGGAATACACCGAAGCACAAATGAAGCTTCGTGACTTTGTTGATGCTTAATCGTACTAACTACTTCTAAGGAACTATCATGTTTTCATCTCGTATCGAACAGATCAAGAAAATCATATCTGTCTTCATCTTCTTGCGTAACACACGTGGTCGCATCTTCTCCATCACGTTCATCACTGTTGATGGTCGCGAGCGTACGCTCAATTGCAAGACTCTCTACACACCTCAGATGATTCGCGGTCACTACCCAGTGCTCGAAAACAATCTGCTCCACCGCAACGGCAAAGACGACTGCATCCGTGCTTTCAAAGCTGGCAACGTCAAACGCCTCAAGTGCGGCAACGAAATCATCACCTACGCTTAAGGAGCACTATCATGGGTCTCGATATGTACGCATACGCAGTGGCTAACAACCCTGACAACACCGAACTCTCTATCGCTGAGGGTGTCGAACGCGAAGACATTGCCTACTGGCGTAAATTCAATGCGCTGCATGGCTGGATGCAGCAGCTATTCGAACGTCGTGGTGGCACTGGTGACTTCAATTGCCAACCATTGCGTCTGCACAAAGCTGATCTGTTCAACCTGCAACAGGACATCATCCTCAATCGTCTCACGCCATGCCAAGGTTTCTTCTTTGGCACACAGGAAATCTATCCCGAAGACATTGAAGAAACATACACCTTCATTGGCAAAGCACTCACTGCGCTCAATGCGGGTCAAGAGGTTTACTACGATTCTTGGTGGTAAAATTCACGGGAGCTTCGGCTCCCATTCAGTCACTTCATTGGAGAACTATCATGTACGATCTGCAAAAAACTACCAAACGTGTCGTTTGGGTTATCAAACAAGATGGTGTCGAGCACACCTTCAAAACTCTCAAAGCTGCCAAAGCTTCTGGTCTACACGACCCTGTATTTGGCACAATGATCATCATCCGTCGCGCTATCAAGCGTGAGTACCGTGTGGAGGCTGTATGAGCGTCCTCGTCGGTGATCAAATCAACACATTTCGCCTCGCTACGCTGCGCTCCGCATTGCGCTTAGAACTGCGCGGTATGCGCGTCAGTCGCGGACGTACAGCGTACGCTATTCTCAAAGATATGGGCTATCGCGGCACACGCGATGCGGTGCTCGCTCAGGTCACCGCTGATGTGGAGGCACTCAAATGAAAACTATCATTCACGTCAACCAACACGTCATCAAAGCCAATCGCGCCAATGGCGAAAACAATCCAGTGCTCACAGTCAAGACCTACAAGTCAAACACCTATGCACACAAAGTCAAGATTCATGGCGAGTCATCCATCGTGTACTCGCCTGATAAACCGCTCTCTTGCGGTGCTCACGTCTGGATTCAGACCGAAGCAGAAGTAGAAATCGTAGCTTAATCACCAACCAACTAGGAGAACTATCATGTCAGATATGGAACAATACAAAACAGCACTCGCTCGTCACGATTGGACGTTCGAGTACTCCGACAGCCACAGCGAATGGACTCGTGGTCGTGAGCAGCGCCAAGCACTGCATAGCATGGCTTCACGCCTCGACCCAGACTACTCCGTATGGAATGCACTCGCACCAGAGGGCTATAGCATCAAGCAGGTGGCATGATGCAACAGTCTATCTCTATCGTGCCTATGCACTTCACTCGCAAACAAGCCGAATCTATTGTCGGTACACTCTCTGCTCCAAGCAAAATGCCGTGCCACGGCTACAGCATCCCTGCCAAGATGTGCATCACTGGTTCAGTGCTGCGCTACGTCGAAAACTCGGTATGCTCTAAGTGCTACGCACTCAAGGGACGCTATGTGTTCCCCAACGTGCAAGCTGCAATGCAGCGTCGCGCTGCTTCTATCGACGACCCTCGATGGGAGTACGCAATGGCTTCGCTCATTGCTTCAACAGGCAATGACTACTTCAGATGGCACGACAGCGGCGACATTCAATCGCTCGGTCACTTGCTCAAAATTGTCAAAGTTGCTGAACTCACACCTCAGGTCACCCACTGGTTGCCTACACGTGAGTTCCGTACCATTGACCAATTCATTGCAAAGTTTGGCGACTTCCCTGACAACCTCATTGTGCGTGTATCCGCGCACCAAATAGGCGAACGCGCTCCTCGACGCTTCAAGCACTCATCAGTGGTTCACACTAACGAGCCGCTTGGTTTCGAATGCCGCGCTCCGTATCAGGGCAACCAATGCAAAGACTGCCGCGCTTGTTGGAACAGGGAGATTCACACAATCTCCTACCATGCTCATTGACAAACAAGGCTTCACAATAATCTATTGGATTATATGCTTCATCTTCCTTGCACTCGGCATCATTGACATGATCCGTCGCAAGTAAAAAGCCCAAGCTTCGGCTTGGGTTTTTTTCTGCTCCAGATTGGCGCTCGCTACGCTCGCCAACAGCCACAAGTGAGCGCTTCGCGCTAGGGCTACGAGGGCAATACTATCATGGGGTACAGGGGGTGCTTTATTTTCTGCCCCCAGAGTTTGACTCCTTTCCAAATTTCAAATTTCAAAAATCTGATCTGGGTCAGAAATCATCGTCAACAGATTATTAGACTCCTACGCCTAAAACGCCTCCTCCAACTGGGAGGCACAAGTGTTCATCACCACACGCATAGTAGACCTGTCAATCACTCGTTGCGGTAGCGTAAGATATGTAGTAGCGTACGAATGGGACGGCAACGACCTGTACGTGCACTTCCTCCACTACCTCATGGTAATGTCATGGCACAAATAGACCGCAAGGCACTCCAAAGGCTCATCAGAGCAGTCGAGGAGTTCAGGAAGTTTGACCCTGAGATGCCTGTACAAACGGTACTGTCGTTCCTCTACACCGCGAGTCTCGCTGACAAGCCCGAAGGCGTGTCCATCAAGGACATTGGCGAGGCTCTCGATGTGTCGTCAGCGGCTGCTTCACGAAACATCAGCAAGCTGACGGAATTTGGTGTAAAATCACAGGGAGGGCATGGACTACTGGAGACAGTGGAAGACCCAATGTTCAGAGTTCGCAAGCGCATCACGCTCACCCCCAAGGGTAAGCGGGTGCTTCAAACACTTCAGGAGATCATAGGATGAGCATCACAGCACGAGGTAAGGGATTCGAGGCATATGTTGCGGTGAATGGGGTACGTAAACGCCGCATTCTGCCCACACGCGACGAGGCAGAGCGTTGGAAAGCGGCAACCAAACTGGCTATCTTGGAGGGCAGGGAGGCTCCTCAAGTAATCGGCTCCAAGGATTGGACACTTTTGCAAGCCGTGGATCGCTGCCATGCAGCCCACTGGAAAGACACCAAAGGCGAGAAGTCGGTGGCGCTGAACTGCACCGCTGCCCTCTCATTTTTTGGTCGCAATGTGTACGTAAGCGAAATTACTACGCAACGTGTCGCTATGTACATCGAACATCTTAAGAACCAGCGCAACTCCAATGGTACGGTCAACCGCAAGCTGTCGGCGCTGTCCAAGGTTCTCAAGTATGCGATGCAATCCGAGGCGCTCGACAAACTGCCCTACATCCCTCGCCAGAAGGAAAGCCAAGGGCGTTTGCGTTTCCTTACAAAGGGTGAGGAGGACACCCTTATCGAGCTAATTGCCATCCAATGGTCAGACCATGACCTCTTCGAGTGCTGCGCGGTGCTGCTCGACACAGGGATGCGCTGTGGGGAACTGATGAAGTTGGAGGGTAAGGACGTTCGCAATGGTCAGGTCACCATCTGGGACACCAAGAACGGGAAGGAGCACACCATCCCTCTCACCAAGCGAGCCTCAACTATCATCCAAAAGCGCATTTCGGAGTATGGTGCGGGTAAGCTATTCCCAACCCCCTACGACGCGCTCCAGAAGCGTTTTAGCAGGGCTGTGGAGCATCTACAGCTTGAGGATGTGTCGTTGCACACACTGCGTCACACCTTCGCCTCACGACTTGTCCAGCGGGGCATCCCCATCCAGACCGTGAGCAAGCTGCTGAACCACTCGACAATCCAGATGACAATGCGCTATGCCCACCTCGCTCCATCCAATCTTGTGGACGCGATTCGGGTGCTAGATTAAAATCTAACGCGCCCAAGTTGTGGCATTGGATGTGGCGCGGGTGTGGTGGAACGGTAGACACGAGGGTCTCAAAAACCCTTGCTTTTCAAGCGTGTCGGTTCGAATCCGACCACCCGCACCAGACTCAAAATCCACTGCCACAACCTTTCTCTTGCGTACATATTCCCCAAACGATTGAAATCTCTGCTATAATTCTTCGCAGGATGTCGCTTCACTGAATCGTTACGATACCGTACAGATTTTGTGGCTCGACACCCCCATGTGGCGTACAACGTGGCATGGGTTTTCAATTGATCAGCGTTATCGCCCAGACAAACCCCAGTAACAGGAGAGTACATGAACTTATGGGATGAACAGAAGTCTCTAGAAGAAGAGATGAAAGACGTAACAGTACATTCTTACTATAAGAACTTAGAAAAAGCTAAGTCTAGTAAGTCTGAATCTAGTACCTTATACGGTATTACTCTGATGAAACACTCAGTTGAAGCAGTAGTAGACGGTATCAAAGAGTTCTTAGAAGACGCTTTCAAAGGCGGTAAGGGGAGGTCTCACCTCACTGCGCCTATGCTCAACAGCCTCGACCCTCACAAGGCAGCATTCCTGACCTTGAAGATGGTGATCGATGGTGTCTCCAACCGTAGCTCCCTCACCAAGGTGGCTATGACCATTGGCGGCGCACTGGAGGACGAGTTCAAGTTCTCCATCTTCGAAGAGAAAGAGAAAGCTTGGTTTCGTGTCATTCGAAACGAAGTGACCAAGCGCACCTCAAATCGTCACTTCAGACGCTACGCAATCATCCACACGATGAACAAGAAAGCGCTCGTGGAGTACGAGCCGTGGAGCAAGACCGACAAGCTGTCCTTGGGCTGTAAGCTCATCGATTTGCTGGTGTCGAAAACGGGTATCATCGAAGTCAAGACTCAGGTGTACGGGCGCAAGCACCGTCAGACCTATGTGTCTGCAACTGAAAAGACTCTTGATTGGATTGAAAAGGTGAATCGCAATGGCGAACTCCTGTCCCCGTTCTTTCTGCCTACTGTAGTTCCTCCAAAGGATTGGACTGAGCCTACTGGTGGCGGCTACCACTACCACACCCTGCGCCCCCTGCCGCTCATCAAGACGTACAACCGCAAGTACGTGGAAGAGATGCGTAGCCACGATATGCCTCTGGAGTACGAAGCAGTGAACGCACTGCAACGCACCAAGTGGGCGGTCAACAAGCGCCTCTTGGATGTGATGAACCAAGCATGGGAAAGCGGACAGCCTTGGAAGGGTGTGCCGCAGCGCAACGACAACGTGATTCCTCCTTCGCCATTCCCAAACATGGACAAGGACGAGATGACCGATGACCAGCGCCAGCGCTTTGTCGCATGGAAGCACATGGCTTCGCGTGTGCACCAGCAGAACGCTCGCATCAAAAGCAAGCGCATCCAGTTCGCACGTACACTGCAATTGGCTCAACGCTTCTCACAGTACGACCAGTTCTACTTCCCGTACCAGATGGACTTCCGTGGTCGTAAGTACGCCGTAGTGCCCTTCCTGTCCCCTCAGGGAACCTCCTACGCGAAGGCACTGCTTCACTTCGCTGAGGGCAAGCCCATCGAGAACGAAGAGCAAGCTGGCTGGCTGGCAATCCACGGCGCAAACAGCTTCGGCAACGACAAGGTGTCCTTCACTGACCGCCAACTGTTCGTGTACTCGAACACTGACCGCATCGTGGCGTGTGCTGATGACCCCATGCAGAACCGCTGGTGGTTGGAAGCTGATGACCCTTGGATGTTCCTCGCATTCTGCTTCGAGTGGGCAGGGTACACACGCGAGGGCTTCGGCTTCATGTCAAGCTTGCCCATCGGCATGGACGGCAGCAACAACGGCTTGCAACACTTCAGCGCTCAACTGCTGGACGAAGTGGGCGGTGCTGCCACCAACCTCATCCCGTTTGAGAAGCCACAGGACATCTACCAAGTCGTCGCCAATCGTGTCATCGAGCACGTGAAGCATGATGCTGAGGGCAGCGGCGAGAATGCAGAGATGGCACGTCAGTGGCTTGCCTTCGGTATCAGCCGCAAGACCTGCAAGCGCCCCGTGATGGTCGTACCCTACGGTGGGCAGCGGTTCTCATGCCGCGCATACATCGAGGAGTACATCATCGAGCGCATGGAGGATGGGCACGAGTCACCTTGGGGCGAAGACCTGTTCAAACCCTCGCAGTACCTCACAGGGTACGTGTGGGAAGCGATCAGCGAAGTCGTGGTGTCTGCTCGCAAGGCAATGGATTGGATTCAAGACGTGGCAGCGCGAGTGTCAAAGCTCAACCTCCCACTCATCTGGACTTCACCATCTGGGTTCGTGGTGCAGCAGCAGTACCCCTCAGTCGAGGAGCGCCGCATCAAGACCTACATCGACAACACGCTCATCATGCCAACGCTCAACGAGCTTGACTTGGAGAAACTGGACAAGCGCCGCGCAGTGCAAGGCTCGTCACCCAACTTCGTTCACTCAATGGACGCTGCGGCAATGACGATTACTATCACCAAAGCAATCAAAGAAGGCATCAACGACTTCGCAATGATTCACGACAGCTACGGCACACACGCCGCAGACACCCCTGTCTTGGCTCGTTTGATTCGCGTGGCTTTCGTCGAGATGTACACGGAGAACGATGTGCTGGAGCAGTACCGCCAGAACGCCCTAGAGGTTGTTGATGACGTGCCTGAGGTTCCATCCAAAGGGAAGCTCGACCTGAATCAGGTCTTGGACTCTCAATTCTTCTTCGCTTAATTGTTACGATACAGGAGAAACTACAGTGGAGTATTCAATCAAGAAAAAGCGCAACAAGGTGATCATCCGCGCACACAAACACGGCTCGTGGTGCAGCAACGTGAAGGGTGAAATCCTCGCCACCGTCAAGGACACGGAGAATGGGTACATCGCCCATTTTCCGTCATTCAGTTCAGCACAGCAGGACAACTACGTGTGCCTCGATTACTCCGAGGCTGACTACCTGCTCCATGCCTTGGGCAAGTTCATGTTGGCTGAAGGAAAAACGAAATGACATTCCCATTCCCACCAGCAACAGGCGCTGTGCCTTGGACTGCAAAACAGATCAAGGAATACGAGCAACAACAGCGACAGCAATTACCAGAAAGTCCTTTATGAAAAAAATAAGACCAATCGTTCGTTTCGCGGGAGAACCTAAGTTTTTCAATTGGCACGGTACAGCGGCAATCGTTGCAAGTGTGCTTGCCCTCGACCACCCACACCTTGGTTGTGGGATGGTGCGAACCTCGCGAGTAATCCGTCGCAACAAAGACGGCAGCTTTGTTACCCTCAACACCAAATACGTCCCTAAGGAGGACGTATGATTGAGAAGCTGATTGTGAGCGCTACTGGCATTGGATACCTCACCGTAGGTGTCCTCCAATGGCACAAAGGAGCAATGGGCAACGGACTCATGTGGGTCGGTTACGCCCTCGCACAAATTGGACTCTACCTAAATCTGAAATGAACAAAGTCAAACTCATCTGGGCAACGCCCAATGGTCAAGACCTGACCGCATACATCGCTCGTGTGAGCAACCCATCGAACCAAGACAACAAGGCAACTGGCAGCAAGCTGATCAAGTACCTCATTGAACATGAGCATTGGTCACCGCTTGAGATGGTCAGCGCTTGTGTTGAGATTGAAACGCCTCGCGACATTGCACGTCAGATTCTGCGTCACCGCTCGTTCTCTTTCCAAGAGTTCAGCCAACGCTACGCAGTGGCAACGCAGTTCGCAGTTCGCGAATGCCGAATGCAGGACAACAAGAACCGCCAGAACAGCATCGAGGTGCAAGACCGCGAGCTTCAAGACGAGTGGGTACGCAAGCAGCAACGCGCCACTGAGGTTGCATTGGAAGCCTACAATTGGGCGCTCACCAATGGCATCGCCAAGGAATGCGCTCGTGTTGTGCTCCCAGAGGGCAACACAATGAGCCGTATGTACATGACGGGAAACCTCCGAAGCTGGCTGCACTACCTCAAAGTACGCCTCGACCCCTCGACGCAGAAAGAGCACCGCGAAGTAGCGCAGCAAATCAAGGTCGCCTTGGCGCAGCACTACCCCGACGTGATCGGACTCCTATGAAAGCACTGCTCACAATTGAAGACACCCCGCAAGGGGTGCGCTGCAAAGCCTATTGGGGCAGCAACGACTGCACAGACAAGCCAGATGAATCCGTCAGCATGATGGTCATGGCGAACCTGACGGAAACAATCAAACTTATGGCGCGAAACGGCGCTGTGAAACTTGAAAAGGAAGAAGCACATGATCAGTGAAGTAGATATTGCGGATTGGGAACGGCTCCCGATTCAGGAACTGTACAAGGTTGAACCCATGACTTGGGTCGAATTGGTGGCGACAAAGGACGTGCTGTTCTTCGACCATCTGGATGGGATGTATTCGTACTGCAAAGACATGATGGGCAACATCATCCACATCGCAGGTTGGGCTGAGGTGCACCCCCTCAAGAAGCCCAATTCAATTTAGTAGCGTTATCGCCCAGACAAAACGGAGGTTCTATGGCAAAGGTAGCAACAGACGTGTACATCCCGCGCTACAAAATCAACGGAGACACTGTTGAATTTGAAAGTGGCATGGACGTGGTTGCCACTGTGGATCGAGAAGACGACTCAATCGTTATTCTGGATTTCGGTGGTGATATTGGCGAGGTTTACTTCAAACGCGCCCAACTAGAGCGAGCATTGCGTGTTCTGGAAATGGCAAATTACTCGTATGGAGAAGACCTTGAGTGAGTATCAAATTGACCTGATGATTGATTTTCTGATTTCTCTTTTGGAATTAGAAGAACCAATCCCCCTTGATTTCCACATGAAGCTCGTAGCAGAGGGCATCGACGTGGATTTTTACATTCGAAAATATACGATTTAGGAGAAATTGCGAGTGAGCAAATTTATTCGTACCCCCAAAGGACGCGCTGAGTGGGCTAAAGTTGTCACACCTGACTTCAAGTTTGACAAGGCTGGCATCTACTCAACCGACCTGTACCTGAAAGCTGACGATCCTGAAGTTCAGGAGATGTGCGCCAAACTAGACGACCTAGTTGAAGAGGCAAAGAATGAAGCTATCGAAGAAAATCCGAAGCGCAAACCTCTGACCGCACCTGCCTACGAAGTCTGCACAGACGACGACGGCAACGAGACAGGCGAGATTAAGTTCAAGTTCAAGCTCAAAGCCCAAGGCAAAACCAAAGAAGGCAAGATTTACAACCAGCGCCCCGCTGTCGTGGACTCAAAGGGTAACCCCATCCTGAAGTTCGACGAAGACGGTGACGTTACCAATGACGGCTTTCGCATTGGCAATGGCTCTGTTGTCAAGATCGCTTTCGAACCACGCAAGTACTTCATGGCATCCAGCAAAACCGCTGGTGTGTCGCTGCGTCTCCGCGCTTTGCAAGTTGTGAAGCTCGAAGCATTCGCAGGGGGTGGCAACTACTTCGAGGAAGAAGATGAAGGCTACGAGGTGAAGGACGACGAACCAAAGGCAAAGAATGGCAACAGTAAAAAGGACGAGCACTTCTCGGACGAAAGCGGCGACGACGACGGCGACTACTAAGCCAGCGTACAAGTCGGGTTTCGAGAAGGAGGTGGCTCGCCTTCTTACAATGCAAGGAGCGGGGTTCAAGTACGAGAGCAAAAGGCTCAGGTACGCTGTACTCCGTGACTACAAGCCAGACTTCGAACTAGACAACGGTATCCTTGTGGAGACCAAAGGCTGGTTCAAGTCTGACGACCAACGTAAAATGCGAGCCGTTAAAGAACAACACCCTGACAAAGACATCCGAATGGTTTTCCAAAACCTTAAAGGAAAAGTGCAGGGTTCAAAAATGACCAATGCAGAATGGTGCGAGAAGTACGGCTTCCAATATGCAGATGGTCGCATACCGAAAGCATGGATCAATGAGCAAACGTAAATCTACTGATTACATCGTCGTACATTGTGCCGCAACGAAACCTTCAATGGATATTGGTCGAAAAGAAATTGACCAGTGGCATCGCCAGCGCGGGTGGCTGAAGATCGGGTATCATTTCGTCATTCGTCGTAGTGGCGAAGTGGAGATTGGTCGAGCCATCGATGAGGTTGGAGCACACGTTCTAAACCGCAACGCAAACACTGTTGGTGTTTGTATGGTTGGTGGTATCGACGAAGCAGGGAAGCCTGAGACAAACTTCACGGACAAGCAGTGGGAGTCACTCGCCACTGTAATTTATCAACTCAAGGCTCTCTACCCCGACGCAAAAGTACGTGGTCACTGTGACTTCGATAAGGGGCGAGCGTGTCCTACTTTTGACGTGGAGAAATGGTGGACGACAAAGATGAATCAAACTTCTTAAGGCACGAGCCGTGTGATGACTGCGGATCGAGTGACGGCAAAGCTGTATACTCAGACGGGCACACATACTGTTTCGTGTGCACAAAACATTCCAAAGGTACTATGACTGATGATCACGAAACTCAAGAAGAATATACGAGCACGAGTGCTGGCTTTGTGGCTGGCTTTCCACGCGAGTTATCTAAGCGCAATCTCACGGCTGAAACGTGCCGTATCTGGGATTACGTTGTGGGTAAGTACAATGGTCAAACGGTTCAAATTGCGAATTACAAAGACGCGCAAGGCGCAACGGTAGCCCAGAAAGTACGCTTCCCCAACAAAGACTTCGTGTTCCTTGGTGACACCAAGAACGCTGGTCTGTACGGGATGCACCTCTGGCGCGATGGTGGCAAGATGGTCACCGTTGTTGAGGGGGAGATCGACGCACTGTCTCTGTCACAGGTACAGGGCAACAAGTGGGCAGTCGTCTCCATCCCTACAGGCGCTAAAGGTGCGAAGAAGGCGATCCAAAAGAATCTCGAATGGTTGTGTAAGTTTGAAACCGTGGTGTTCATGTTCGACAATGACGAGCATGGTATCGCGGCATCGAAAGAGTGCGCTGCACTCCTCCCACCAAACAAAGCAAAGATCGCCTCGCTTCCTCTCAAGGATGCAAACGAGATGCTTGTGGCTGGTCGCTCTACTGAGTTGATCAACGCCATGTGGAGCGCGAAGACTTTCAGACCTGATGGCATCGTTGCCATGAGTGACATCTGGGAGCGCATCGTCACACCAAAGACAGCCACATCATTCCAGTACCCGTTCCAAGGGTTGAACGAAAAGACGGCTGGCATCCGCAAGGGTGAGATCGTCACGGTCACCGCTGGTTCGGGCATTGGTAAGTCCCAGATTTGTCGAGAGGTGGCGTACCACCTGATCGAGCAGGGACAGAAGATTGGCTACATCGCACTTGAAGAAAGCATTGAGCGTACATCGCTTGGCTTGATGAGCATTCGTGCCAACAAGCTCTTGCATCTGACCCATGAAAACATGGAGCAGTACAAGGAGCACTTCGATGCGCTCGCTCCCAGTGTAGAACTGTATGACCACTGGGGCAGCACAGACAGTGACAACCTGATGAACCGTATTCGCTACCTCGTTCGAGGCTGCGACTGCGACTTCATCGTGCTTGATCACTTGTCGATTGTCGTGAGTGGCGTTGAAGAAGGTGACGAACGTCGCCTCATCGACAACACCATGACAAAGCTCCGCGCCCTCGTTGAGGAAGTGAAGTGTGGCATGATTCTCGTGTCGCATTTGAAGCGCCCTCCGCAAGGTAAGGGGCATGAAGAAGGTGCTCAAACCAGCCTCGCACAACTACGTGGCTCCGCTGCCATTGGGCAGTTGAGTGACATAGTGATTGGTGCGGAGCGCGATCAGCAAGGCGAAGACTCTGACGTTACCACCCTGCGTGTTTTGAAGAACCGCTGGACAGGTGACACAGGTATTGCCTGTTCCCTCGCATACAGTCGAGATACTGGGCGAATGACTGAGGTTGGCGGCTTCGGTGACGAGTCCACCAACGAGGACTACTGATGTTCAAGAAGATTATCAACAAAGGGTTAGAAATGACAAAGAAGATTACCAAGGTAGAAAAGGAAGAGGCAGTCGCGCAGCTTGCAGCGGTTGAGCCAAAGGAGATTCCTGTGGCTGTAATTGCAAAGCGACCACCTCACGCTTTCACCGTGGCGCTGAACGAAGGCGGTAAGACCGTCAAGCACGAATTCAACTCGAAGGAGGCTATGGTCACCTTCTTGGCTTCGCGCATTTTGTAAGCGTTATCGCCCACACAAACGGGGGTCACAACCTGACCTCCGTTCTTTTCTGTTACTCCAGCGAGAGGACTATGCGACTTATATTCGATTGCGAGACCAACGGTCTCTTAGACAAGGTGTCAACGATCCACTGTTTGGTGGCGCATGACCCTGATTCAAATACCACTTATAGGTTTGATCCTACCCAGATTGAGAATGCGCTCAGTTTGCTGAGTGACGCTGAGGAACTGATTGGTCACAACATCATGGCTTACGACATGGTGGCTTTGGAAAAGGTCACTGGTTGGAAGTACTACGGTAAGGTGACTGACACCCTAGTAATCTCTCGATTGATCTGGTCAGACCTCAAAGAACGCGACTACGACTCTCACCGTAAGGGTAAGATTCCGTCGTCAATCATCGGCTCTCACAGCCTGAAGTCTTGGGGTATCCGCATGGGTAAACTCAAGGGGTCGTTCAACGAGACGACTGATTGGAAAGAGTTCACGCCTGAGATGCTGGACTACTGTGAGACTGACGTTGAGGTGACAACAGAATTGTTCAAGCGCATCGAGGGTAAAGAATACTCGCAAGATGCCATTCAACTTGAGCATGACATTCATCGCATATGCCTACAGCAAACAGCGCACGGGTTTCCGCTCGATGTTCGCAAGGCTGTTGAACTCTACGCTGTCCTCCAAGACAAACGCGAAGCTCTTCGAAAAGACCTCGAAGCAGCCTTTGGCTCTTGGTGGGAGTCAGAAGGTGAGTTCATCCCAAAGGTCTCTCGTGGGCACTACACTGCTGGTAGCCCAATGACGAAGATTTCACGGGTGACGTTCAATCCATCGAGCCGCGCACACATTGCGAAGAAGCTCATGGAGAAGGGCTGGAAACCTAAGGTCTTCACAGAGACAAACCAACCACAGGTGGACGAAGCTGTACTGAACACGCTGCCGTACCCAGAAGCTAAACTGCTGTGCGAATATCTACTCATCGATAAGCGCATAGGGCAGGTTGCTGAGGGACGACAATCGTGGCTCAAGCTTGAAAAGGAAGGGCGCATTCATGGTCAAGTAACGACTATGGGCGCGGTGACCTCCCGTTGTACCCACCAAAACCCCAACATGGCACAAGTGCCTTCGGTAAAGGCTCCATATGGCAAAGACTGTCGTTCCCTTTTCTACGCTCCATCAGGATATACACTCATGGGGTGCGATGTATCAGGTCTCGAACTACGCTGTCTTGCCCATTTCATGGCTCGCTACGACGACGGAGCCTACGGAAAAATCTTGCTCGAAGGCGACATCCATAGCGCGAACCAAGAAGCGGCTGGCTTACCGACTCGCGACAACGCCAAGACTTTCATCTACGCCTACCTCTACGGGGCTGGCGACGAGAAGATTGGCAAGATTATCGGGAAGGGCGCTAAGGAAGGAAAGAGACTCAAAGAAGCTTTCCTCGCGAAAACCCCTGCTCTTGATAAACTCAAATCTGGAGTTTCAAGAGCCGCAGACCGTGGATTCATCCGTGCTCTGGACGGGCGCATTATGCCTATTCGGAGTAGCCATGCTGCTCTCAATACTCTACTTCAAGGTGCTGGCGCTATTATTTGCAAGCGTTGGGTTGTGACATTTCATCAACTGCTGAAAGAGCACGGCTTTGTCGATGGCATAGATTACCAACAGGTAGCCTACGTACACGACGAAGTACAAGTGCTCGTAAAGAAAGAACATAGTGAACTCATTGGACAACTCTGTATACGAGCAATCAAGCTCGCAGGTGAATACTACGACTTCCGTTTGCCGCTCGACGGCGAATACAAGTTTGGATCGAATTGGGCTGAAACTCACTAAGAGCCGTCACCTCGAAGATCGCACCCGCATGACCATTCAAGGTCGTCGGTATCGCGTAGGCAACCCCAACCATCCCTTTCACAATGTGTACCTCGATGGGGGACATGAGGCTGTCTTCATCGCGATGGGTTTGATCGACCCTGAAGCCACTGCCGCGCAAATCCGCAAGGCAACTCTGGCAATGTATGAGGCGTGTAAGGTGGGCTATGTCTACCTCATCACAAACCCTGCATTCGACGGATGGGTGAAGTGCGGACGCGCAGTGGATGCGTATGACCGCTGCAACAGTTTGAACACTGGTGACCCCTACCGTGACTACCGTGTCGAATACGTGGTGTTCGCTGAGAACGCTGCTGAGGCAGAAGAGCAAGCGCACAAGCTGCTCGAAGCCGCTGCGTATGATCGCCGTGGTGAGTGGTTTGACATCGATGTCATCACCGCTATTCGCACACTTAAAACCATACGCTAAAGGAGAAACTACGTATGTGGCTGCATTTACTGACAATCATCTTCGTTTGCGCGAAGATTCTTACACTCATCGATTGGTCGTGGTGGTTGGTGTTCCTGCCTTCCATCATCGCTGTAGTCATTGCGACCCTGATGCTTTTCGGCGTTGTAGGTTTGGCGCTGATGATTGATAAGAAAAAGAACCCCTATGTCAAATAAGCACAAGAAGGTCTCAAAGCTTCTCCTTGATGGTGACCTAATTTGCTGGCGTGTATCTGCTTCAAAAGAACACCCAGTGAATTGGGGAGGCGGGTTGTGGACGCTTCATAGTTTCGAAGAAGAGTGCTACCTCAGCGCTCAACAGTACATCGAGCACATGAAGTTTCTCACTGACATTGACTCAGTTGAGATTGTCCTCTCCCACACAAGCAACTTCCGCAAGGAACTCTACCCTGACTACAAGGCGAACCGTAAAGACGTTCGCAAGCCTTTGTGCTTCCGTCCACTTCGTGAATGGCTGCTCAACGAGTACCCTACTATCATCTACGACAACCTCGAAGCTGATGACACTATGGGCATACTCGCCTCAGATTCGCGCTACGAATACGCGCTTATCTCTGACGACAAGGACATGATGACTGTCCCTTCGACCCACTACGTTCCAAAAAATCGTGAGTGGATCAACGTCACTGAGGCAAAGGCAAACTACCACTTCTTCATGCAGACCCTCACAGGGGACACCACAGACAACTACAAGGGTGCTCACAACGTGGGCGCTGTAGGCGCTGCAAAGGTGCTGGCTGGTATCGACCCGCTGAATGAAGAGGCGATGTGGAAGGCTGTTATCGGTGCGTACACCAAGGCAAAGCAAACGCCTGAGGATGCGCTTTTGAACGCTCGCTTGGCTCGTATCCTACGTGCTGGTGAGTACAACCACGTTACGAATGAACCACGCTTATGGAACCCACCAGTACTCTCGGAGTGAAATTTGACAAGGCAAAGCCTAAGTGGTCTCTCGTGCCACAAGGTGTGATGGCTGACGTTGTTGATGTGCTGACAAAGGGGGCGATGAAGTATGCCCCTGACAACTGGATGTACGTCCCAGAGGCGCGTACTCGCTACTACGACGCAACGCTGCGTCACCTCACTGCATGGTGGGAAGGCGAGAAGCGCGACCCTGAGACGGGCAACAGCCACCTCTCCCACGCTATTTGCTGCTTGATGTTTTTACTCTGGTTTGATCTTAAAGGAAAAGAAGATGCAAGGACACGTTCCCCCATTCAACACGGTGAAGCCGTCAAAGTTGGACGAACTGTACGCTCAGAATGTTTCACCTGCGAAAATAAAGGCTGTAAGTGAGCAGCAGCTTGACCTGATGGATTTCGGTTTGAACGAATATCAATTGGGTGCACAAAAGACAGCCATCTACCCAGAGCGCCGTGCGTTGGAATACCTCTCCACTGGTATTGCAGGTGAGGTAGGTGAATTGTGTTCGAAGGTCGCGAAGACCTTCCGCAAGGACGCAGCGCTCGACGCAGAAGAGACAGCACATGAAATTGGAGACATCCTTTGGTTCTGTGCATTGCTCGCAAAGGAGTTAGGTTACGACCTAGCAGATATTGGACGAATGAATTTGGAGAAACTGCGTGACCGTCAGGAGCGCGGCGTACTCAAAGGCAACGGTGACAAAAGGTAAATATGGACTATCTGGGCATTCAACTACAAGAACAACAATTCCCCTTCACGGATCAGGCTTCTAAGCTTCTCAAGGACTACTATATGCGTCCTGAGGAGCCTACCCCCGACCACGCCTACGCACGTGCTGCTGTAGCGTATAGCTACGGTGACATGGAACTCGCGCAGCGCATCTACGAATACGCTGCCAAAGGCTGGTTTATGTTTGCCTCGCCTGTACTGTCGAATGCCCCGCTTCCAAATGAGAAGCCTCGCGGCTTGCCCATCTCGTGCTTTCTGGCTTACGTGCCAGACAGCCTTGAGGGTCTCATCGACCATACCGCAGAGTTGCGGTGGTTGTCTGTTAAAGGTGGAGGGGTGGGTGGTCACTGGTCTGACGTACGTTCTACGTCTGACGTTGCCCCCTCCCCAATTCCTTTCCTCAAGACAGTCGATGCCGACATGACGGCGTATCGCCAAGGCAAAACACGCAAGGGTAGCTATGCTGCCTACCTCGATGTGTCGCACCCTGACATCATCGAATTCTTGAACATCCGAGTACCTACTGGTGGTGACCCCAACCGTAAGTGCTTTAACCTCCACAATGCGATCAACATCACAGACAACTTCATGGAAGCTGTGGTGCATGACCAGAAGTGGGATTTGATTGACCCCAACGATGCTACTGTTCGTGAAACGATTCAGGCGCGAGAGTTATGGCAGCGCATCATCGAAGTTCGCTTCCGCACAGGTGAACCCTACCTCAACTTCATTGACACCGCCAACAAAGCCCTCAACCCCGCTCAAAAGGCAAAGGGACTCCGCATCCGTGGATCAAACCTCTGCAACGAAATCCACCTCGTAACTGACGAAGACCGCACTGCGGTGTGCTGCCTATCGAGCGTGAACCTTGAGTTCTACGACGATTGGAAGAACACGAAGATGGTGGGCGACTTGATCGTCTTCCTCGACAACGTGCTCCAGTATTTCATCGATCATGCTCCAAGTGTGCTTGATCGTGCTAAATACAGTGCAGAGCGTGAGCGCTCGTTGGGTCTGGGCGCGATGGGTTTCCACTCGTTGCTCCAGAAGAATATGCTGCCGTGGGAATCTCCATTGGCTGTCTCTCTCAACCGCCGCATCTTCAAGGAAATCAAAGAAGCTGCGGTGCAAGCCTCCAAGTACCTCGCGCACTTCGAAGGTGAACCACAAGACCTGTGGGGCACTGGAATGCGTAACGCACACTTGCTGGCGATTGCTCCCAACGCCAATAGCTCGATCATCGTGGGCTGCTCGCCTTCTATCGAACCGATGAAGTCGAACGCATACACCCACCGCACTCGTGCTGGTGCTCACTTGGTCAAGAACCCTCACCTTGAGCGTTTGCTGATCGAGAAGGGGCAGAACACTGACGAGGTGTGGCAGTCGATCATTCTGGGTGAAGGCAGCGTCCAACACTTGGAGTTCCTCTCAGATTGGGAGAAGGACGTATTCAAGACAGCCTTCGAGCTTGACCAAGGGTGGGTGGTGGATCACGCCGCGCACCGTCAGCAGTACATCTGCCAAGGTCAGAGCGTGAACCTGTTCTTCCCTGCTGGCGCGGACAAGGCTTACGTAAATGCTGTACACTTACGGGCGTGGAAGAGCGGCTTGAAAGGGCTGTACTACCTCCGCACCACTGCTGGTGTGTCAGCCGATAAAATTTCCCAAAAAATTGTCAGGGATGCTCTGAAGGATTCCGATGAGTGCCTTGCGTGTCATGGATAAATATGAGCCTACAAACTGAATCAACAGCGTACAAACCGTTCAAGTACCCTTGGGCGGTGGACTTCGCGACATCCCACGAAAAAATCCATTGGGGCGAGTGGGAAGCCAAGCTGCATGAAGATGTAGCCCAATGGAAGGGTGGTCAAATCACCCCAGAAGAAAAGAACCACATCACCTCAATTCTGCGTCTCTTCACTCAGTCTGACGTGGCGGTGGGCACAAACTACATCAACCTGTTCTTGCCCAAATTCAAGAACAACGAGATTCGTGCCATGCTCACCAGCTTCGTGAACCGAGAGTTCGTGCATCAACGCGCCTACGCGCTGCTGAACGACACCCTAGGTCTCCCTGAGGAAGAGTATCGAGCGTTCCTCGAATACGAAGAACTGAAGACCAAAATCGAATTCATGCAAGATGCCGACACCCACACCCTTCATGGGTTGGGCAAGGCACTGGCGCAGTCAGCCTGTAATGAGGGCATGAGCTTGTTCTCAGCCTTCATCATGCTGCTGAACTACCAGCGCGTGGGCAAGATGAAGGGGATGTGCGAGATTGTCGAATGGTCTATCCGCGACGAGTCTATGCACGTCGAGGGTATGACACGGTTGTTCCGTGAGTTTTGTAATGAGCACCCAAAGGTAGTCACTGATGAGTTCAAGAAGTCTATTTACCAGATGTTCCGCGATGCTGTGGCTCTGGAGGATAAGGTTATCGACTTGGCTTATAGTGAGAAAAGCGAAATCGAAGGTCTCAAACAGCAAGAAGTCAAAGACTACATCCGCTACATCGCAGATCGTCGTCTTATCCAGCTCGGACTCAAAGGTAACTTCGGGGTCAAGACGAACCCGATTCCGTGGCTCGATTGGGTCGTCAACGGTGATTCCCTTAAGAACTTCTTCGAGGGAACCGTCACGGACTACAACGCCGCTGGAATGAGTGGCGAGTGGGGCTGGTAAAACAAGTGTGGGGGTAGCTGCAATTGGCAGAGCGACGGTCTCCAAAACCGTAGGTTGGGGGTTCGAATCCCTCCCCCTATGCCCCTTTTTCTATTTTTCATCGTTATCGGACGTTTTTATGAGTGAACGCCAAAGAAAGCCTCCTTTATCCAAGGAGTTACTTAATTATCTGGACGAGAGTTTTCCGAACAAACTCCCCACCGATCCTGCCATTTCAGTTGAGCGTCTCCGCTACCTGCAAGGACAACGGAGTGTAGTGGAATTCTTACTCGACCTATTTGAACAGGAAAATTGATATGTGCCTCGCAGATGCACCTAGCGCCCCTGCTACTCCCGAACCAGCCGCTCCTGCCGCTCCTGCCGCAGCACCGCCTGACTTGGAGTTGTCCACGAAGACCAAGCGTCGTTCGGAGGAAATTAGCAGCAAAGCCAAAGGTACAAAGAAGTACCGTGTAGATTCCACAGCCTCTCCTAACGGATTGAGCGGTCTGAATATCCCAACCTAAGGAGAAAACTATGTGTGGTGGTGGTGGTGGTGGCGGTCAATCGCAACCCAAAGCAAACCCCGCAGCAGCAGTAGCTGTTGCACCAACTCCAGCAAGCGCTCCAACCCCTCAAACAGCAGGTGAAGGTACTTCCTCGGCAGCGCAGCAGCGCGGTAGCCGTCGTGCCGATGCCCGTAAGAATATGCGGGTTGATGTCTCTGTCGCCAACGTGGGCGGCAATGGCGCAACTGGTCTGAATATCCCTCAACCTAGGGGCTAAAATGAATCAAGCAACCCAATCGGTTGCTCATCGTTACAGTCAACTTGAAGCCGAGCGTGAAGTATTCCTGAGCCGTGGTCGTAAGTCTGCGGAACTCACAATCCCTTCCTTGCTCCCTAAGGCTGGTCACACTTCGTCTAGCGACTTCCCCACACCTTTTCAGGCTGTGGGGGCGCGTGGCGTGAACAACCTCGCCTCTAAGCTTCTCCTAGCCCTGCTCCCCCCTAACTCCCCGTTCTTCCGTCTGAGTATCGACGAGGCTACCCAAGCCCTCATCGCTCAGAACAAGCGCGGAGCTATGGAAAAGGGGCTTGCCAAGATTGAGCGGACTGCAATGCAAGAGATCGAAACCTCTGCAATGCGTGTCCCTACCTATGAAGCACTGCGCCAGCTTATTGTAGCTGGTAATGCGCTCATGTATGTGCCTCCTGCGGGTGGTATCAGGGTATTCCGCTTAGATCGCTTCGTGGTGAAGCGCGACGCTATGGGTAACGTCCTTGAGATTGCTACCAAAGAAAGCGTATCGCCTCAAATGCTCCCACAGGCGGCGAAGGCTCTGCTGACTGATCCAAACGATAAAGGGCAACGCAATTTAGATTTATACACCTACTGTTATCTTGAAAACGGCTTCTGGAATATGCTCCAAGAAGTTGACGGCAAAGTCGTCCCAGATAGCATGGGTAAGGTTCCCGTGGACAAATGTCCATTCATCCCGCTGCGATTCATTCGCGTGGATGGTGAAGACTATGGTCGCGGGTACATTGAAGAGTACTTTGGTGACCTCTCGTCTCTCGAAGCACTCTCGCAAGCAATCGTCGAAGGCAGCGCTGCGGCTGCAAAAATCTTGTTCTTGGTACGACCCAACGGTACTACCAAGATGAAGGTACTAGCGGATGCGCCCAACGGTGCGTTCGTGCAAGGCAATAAAGACGATGTGACTGTCCTCCAATTGGAAAAGCAAGCCGACCTTCGGATTGCCCAAGAGACGGCAAAGTCCATCGCTGAACGCCTCGCCTTCGCGTTTCTTTTGAACACATCCGTACAGCGTGACGCTGAACGTGTGACGGCTGAAGAAGTCCGTTACATGGCTCAGGAACTCGAAAGCGCCCTCGGCGGTGTGTATTCCATTCTATCCCAAGAACTCCAGCTTCCGCTGATCGCAAACATCCTCTCTCGCCTCGAAATGCAAGGCAAGATGCCGATGATGCCAAAGGGCACTTTGAAGCCCCAAATCATCACAGGCATGGAGGCGCTTGGTCGTGGTCAAGACCTGAACAAGCTCGCGACATTCCTGAAGTTCCTCCAACCTCTCAGCCCTGACATTATCGCTCAGGAACTCAACATTGGTGACTACATTGACCGCCTTGGCGCGTCTCTAGGTATCGACACCGATGGTCTTATCAAAACTCCTGAACAGAAGATGGCAGAACAGCAAGCTGCAATGGCTCGCCAGAATGCCGCTCAGATGCAGGACATGATGAAAGATGTGATTGGGAAGTCGGCTCCTCACGTAGTTCAGGGGATGATGAAACAACAACAAGGTGAACAATAATGGCTCTCCCTCTTGCAATGGCGTTAGGTTTAACCGTCGCTAGGACAGCCGCAGGTCAAGCAGTAAAACGCTACGGGGCAACCGCCTTAGCCGCTGGAAGTAAATACGCTTCCAAAGCGGCAACCAAAGGTAAGGAACTCGCTGACGATGCTGTAGGTGCTGCAAAGTCCTATTTCAAAAAACCAGAAGCCCCGTCTAAACCAGACTTCGTAGTTGACTCTGCGGGTACGGTAAGTCGGGCTGGTCAAGCAGTTCCAAAGCCTAGTGCTGGTGGCTCGATCAAGGTCGATTCGTCTGGTACGGCTCGTCTGCCAAACTACCCTTTGGCAACTCAGGGTTCTCGCGCAGTGACCGTCACAGGTAAGAAAACCATCGACCCTAAGTATGCTGCTACGCCGTCCAAGCTCAAGGACATGGTAGGCAAAGCTGCTACTATCACCAGTACAGCGCAGCTTGCTGGTTCTTCTCAGAAAGCTGAGGCTCCCACTGTGGACACCTCGGAGGTCGCTGACACTCCTGAAGTGAAGCCAGCAGCCTCTGTGAAAGTCCTAGGTAATGGACGCACCACCAGAGTTGGTACTGGTTCGACCAAGAAGGTTGAAGCAGAGCCTGAAAAAGCTCCAGCGGCAGTAGTGTCGTCTCAGAATAATTCTGTGTCCGTTCAAGGTAGCGGCAACATGGATATTCCTGAGCACGAGCAGATGCGCCCAGACCCTCAGTTTGACGCTGAAATCAAGAACTTCGAAGGCTTCAAAGCTGACGGCGGTGATGCAAAAGACATCGCTGGCTTCAATGAGTGGAAGAAGATCAAAGCACAAGGTTTGAATTTTGTGCGTGATGGTTCTGGAAAAGCTGTACGAACAGGTACTGGCGGTTTCTGGACAAGTAGATATTAAAATAGATCAGGAAAATACATGGTAGACACTGTAAACACTTTTCAAGGTGAAACCACAGAAGACCCTAACCATGCTGCTGCAATGATCGCCAAGGCTGAGGGGCAAACGCCTCCTCAGTCTGGCAACCCTGCTGCTGCTGGTGACCGTCCTCAATGGCTCCCAGAGAAATTTCAATCCGCAGAAGATTTGGCAAAAGCCTATTCTGAACTAGAGAGTCGTTTGGGTCAGCAAAATGCTGAACCAGATGTCACTGGTGAGAATGATCCGAACCAATTCTCGATGGGTGAGGCTGCTCAATTCCTTGATGACAAGGGCTTGAACTTTGATGCCTTTGCTCAGGAAGTACTGCAAACAGGTGGGCTGTCTAACGAAGCGTATCAAGCGCTTGAACAGGCTGGCATCCATCGCAAGATTGTGGACACCTACATCGAAGGTCAAACCGCAATCGCGTCGCAAATTCGAAACACCGCTTTGTCCTCTGTAGGCGGCGAACAAGCATACGCACAAATCGTCCAATGGGCACAAGCCAATCTTACCGAAGGTGAGATCGCGGCTTACAACGCCTCTTTGGAAACCCAAGACCTTGATCAGGCGATTTTCGCAATCCGTGGTCTACAAGCTCGTTATCGTTCCGACGTTGGAACCATGCCTAACTTTGTCCAAGGACAGAGCGGCGGTAACTCGGCAGGTTCTTATCAATCCTTGGCGCAACTTACTAAGGACATGAGTGATCCGAGATACGAGACTGACCCTGCGTACAGATCGACAGTTGCGAATAAACTCCGCAACTCGAACATCCTGTAAATTCCTGATCCCTTTGACCCCTTCGGGGGTCTCTTTTCAGACAATGACAAGAATTCAAAGAAGTAACTCTCGACCCACTGCGGTGGATAATCCTGAATGAAACCGAGAAAGAAGTTGTTGTTCTAACCACGGAAACAATCGTTTCCATTCTTAGTACAAACTTTTTGAAAGGAAGCTAATATGGCTTTGCCCGATTACGCTCCGTCTCGCCTTGGTCAGTTCAACGCTGCTGGTGATGATCGCGAGTTGTTCCTCAAACTCTTTGCTGGTGAAGTTCTCACCGCATTTGAGCACACTAACATTGGTATGCCCCTGCATCGTAACCGTACGATCAGCAAAGGCAAATCCGCATCGTTCCCTCTGACTGGTTACGCAACTGCTGAATACCACACCGCTGGCGCAATGATTGACCCTAAGAAAGTCAAGCATGGCGAGCGCGTTGTGACTATCGACGACTTGCTGATCAGCCCTGTGTTCATCGCGAACATCGACGAGGCAATGAACCACTACGATGTGCGCGGTATCTACGCGAAGGAAAGCGGCGCTGCTTTGGCACGTCAGGCTGACCGTAACGTGTTCCGTACCATCGCTAAGGCTGCGTTCATCACTGACGCTACCAAGGCTGCTGCCGAATTTGGTACTGCATTCGACGACGAGTCTTACACCGCCAACCAGACCATCGGTACTGTTGCTGGTGACGCTACAGACCCTAACAAGATCGTTTCTGCGATCTACAAGGCTGTCGAAGAGTTCTCTAAGAAGAACATCCCCTTCGAGAACGCCGTTGTGGTGTTGGCTCCTGAGCAGTACTACGCACTGTTGAACGTGTCTGACGTGACCAAGGCTACTTGGTTGCATAAGGACGTTGGCGGTGCTGGCTCTGTTGCTGGTCGCATGGTTCCTATGATCGCTGGCTTGCCTGTGATGATGTCTAACCACCTCCCTCAGAGCAACCAGAGCACTACTCTGTCTGACGGTGATCAGGCTCCAATCACTACTAGCCGCGCTGGTAAGTACAAAGCTGACTTCAGCAAGGTGAAGGGTTTGATCTTCACTCCTGATGCAGCCGCTACCGTTAAGCTGATGGACTTGGGCGTTGAGTCTGAGTACCAGATCGAGCGTCAGGGTACGCTGATCGTCGCGAAGTACGCGATGGGTCACAACATCCTGCGCCCTGCTTGCGCTCAGGCAATTTTGTCTGCCTAAAACTAAGGGGGACTCCAGAAATGGGGTCTCCCTTTTTTTTCGATATTGGAATTTTTATGACCCCTACCTCTACACTTGAAGCAATCAACATCATGCTTTCGAGTATTGGCGAGACACCCGTAAACAGCTTGGAGTCTGGCTTGGTAGACGCTGAGATGGCTGAAATGATTCTCAACGCAACCAGCCGAGAAATTCAGTCCCGTGGGTGGAAGTTCAATACCGAAAAGAAATATCGCATCACCCCTGCGACCACCTCTGGCGAAATCATTCTACCCTCGAACGCTCTTAAGGCTGACCTTAGCGTTGAGACAGGTGAGTTTGACCTCGTGCAGCGTGGTAACAGAATGTACGACCTGCTATCGCACTCGTACGCCATCGGAAAGACTGTCGAACTCGACATTGTTGTCTTCCTCGATTTTGAACTGCTGCCTGAGGCGGCACGACACTACATCACCGTCAAAGCTTCCCGCACCTTCCAAGACCGCACAGTTGGCTCCGACACACTTCATGGCTTCCAAGAGAAGGATGAAACGTGGGCACTGGTGGAAATGAAGGACGCTGAGGCTGACACTGGTGACTACACCATTTTCGATAACTACGCCGTTTCGCGTGTACTGAATCGAAATATCTCTACTTCTATTCGACGAGGTTAAGGATGTCGCTTATTTCCGAATCCATCCCCAACTTGATCAACGGGGTGTCTCAACAGCCCCCATCGCTCCGTCTGAAGACTCAGGCTGAGGTTCAAGAGAACGGGCTGTCCACTGTCGTCGATGGATTGCGGAAGCGCCCTCCAACTGAACACGTCGCAAAGCTTGCGGGTGTCACTGCTCTGGACAACGCATTTATCCACACAATCCGTCGCGATGAAAAAGAATTCTACGTTCTGATCATCACCCCCACACAGGTGCTGGTGTATGACAAGGACGGTAATCAGCGCACAGTCACTGGCGACGCTACTTACTTTGCTGGTCTTACTGACCCACTCAATCAGATCACCGCAACCTCGATTGCTGACTACACTTTCATCGTCAACAAAACAAAGACCGTTGCGAAGCGTACTGCTAAGTCTGAGGCTCGTGCTCCAGAGGCATTGGTCTACATCCGTCAAGGTGATTACCTCACGGACTACAAGATCAACCTGAACTGGGGCACTGGTAACGCCACCATCGCAAAGACAACTCTCGATGCGAGCGTTGCAGCGAACCAGAGTGACGTGAAGACAAACAAGATTGCGAACGACCTGCGTACGGCACTCGTTGCTAACACGCCTACAAGTATCTTCGATTTCGAAATCTACCAGAACGTCATCTACATCAAGCGTAAAGACGGGCTAGGTGACTTCACCATGACCGTTGAAGACTCTCGCGGTAACACCTTCATCAAAGGCTTCAAAGGGCAAGCACCTGACTTCCTCGACCTGCCTCCTACAGGCAAGCTCGGCTTCAAAGTCAAAGTGATGGGAAGCGCGAAAGACCAAGAGGATGACTACTACGTCTCCCTACAAGACCCTCAAGGTAACGGCTCGCTGATTTGGCGTGAAGACCTTGCATCCAACATGGAGCTTGGCTTCGATAAGGCTACGATGCCTCACCAGCTTGTGAAGCAGCCTGATGGCTCTTTCAAACTTGAACAGGCAGGTTGGGATGATCGCACCGTGGGTGATGACTTCACCAACCCCTTCCCTAGCTTCACTGGTGGCAAGCTGAATGACATCTTCTTCCACCGCAACCGCTTGGGTTTCCTCAGTGACGAGAACGTAATCTTCTCTGAGGCTGGTGAGTACACCAACTTCTTCCTCAAGACGACCCTCACTGGTCTCGATAGCAACCCTATCGACGTGGCTGTGTCCAACAACCAAGTGTCGATCTTGAAACACGCTGTGCCGTTCAATGAGTCGCTTCTGGTGTTCTCTGACCTCACGCAGTTCGTGGTGAAGGCTGGTGACCTCCTGACCCCTGAGAGCGTCTCTATCGACGTGTCTACGCAGTTTGAAGCCTCGCTTCGAGCGAAGCCTGTGGGTGCTGGTCGTTTCGTGTTCTTCGCGTTCCGTCGTGGAGCGTGGTCTGGTGTGCGTGAGTACTACGTTGAACAAACGACTGACTCGAACACCAACGCCTTGGAGATCACCGCACACGTCCCACGGTACATCTCTGGTGAGGTCAAGAAGCTCGTGGCTTCCTCCAACGAGGAAACACTATTGGCAATCACTGAGAACGACCCCAACGCTGTTTACGTGTACCGCTACTACTGGTCTGCGAGCGAGAAGCTGCAAAGCTCTTGGTCTCGTTGGACATTCAGCGGCAAGGTGCTGAACGTAGATTTCAACATGAGTGACATCTACGCGCTCATCCAGCGTACTGATGGTGTGTACCTTGAGCGTATCAACCTCTCTCGTGATGATGCTCGTGCGGTGACCGCTACTGGCTTCCCAGTGCACCTTGATCGTCGTGTGAAGCTTCAGACAGGTGGTATGACTACCGTGCCCTACACTGACGCTGCTCTCCAGTACGTCACGTACAAGGGTAAGATCATCACACTGGATGAAGTACCAACGTATCTCACGCAGGGCGCGGTGTACGCTGGAGTACCCTACAGGTTCCGCTACAGGTTTTCTGAGATTGTTATGAAGACTGAAAACGAACCAATCACAATTGGGCGCTTGCAGCTTCGCAATTTGTCTCTGGTGTACTACGACACTGGTCTGTTCGAGGCTTGGATTTATCCAAAGAACCGTGATCCATACGTGACCCGCTTTACTGGGCGCGTGGTTGGATCGATTAACAACACCCTAGGTAAAATTCCTCTCGAATACGGGACATTTAAGATTCCCGTAATGTCGAAGAGCGATCAGGTCTACATTGAAATCATTTCTGATTCCTATCTACCCTGCGCGTTCCAATCGGCTGAATGGGAGGGCTTCTACCAGCTTCGTTCTCGGAGACAATAATGGCACACTACCGTCCCTCTATACTTTTGGATTGCGATGAACTCGCATCCACCATGAGAAAGCAAGACATCCAAGAAATTTGGCATTCGCATGGAATGCAGCCTTTTGAAGCGCTGGTGTTTTCCTTTCAGAGGGCGGTAGAAGCCAACTCTATTATTTCGGACGATGGAAAAGTTATTGGTATGTTCGGTGTTGGTGAGTACGCTCCCAACATCGGCATCCCTTGGTTGCTCGGCTCTGATGAGCTTCCTAAAATTGCAAAAGAATTCATTCCACAATCAAGAGAATGGCTCGATAGAGTAAATCAACGCTACGACCTCCTCTTCAATTTCGTATACGCAAAAAATACCACCAGCATTCGCTGGTTAAAATGGCTAGGCTTCAGTTTCATCCGTCAAATTGATGACTTCGGGGTGAACCCCGCGCCTTTCATTGAATTTGCACGACATAAAGGAAACTAAATGTGCGGTGATCCAATAACAATCGCTATGATGGCTATGAGTGTGTATCAGGGTGTTCAAAAGCAGAACATGGCTGTGGAACAGGCAAACCAACAGAATGCTTTGTACCTCCAGAATGCACAGAACGCCAAGGACGCGCAGCTTAATGACGTACGTCAACTGAACCTAAGACAGGATCAGGAAGCCGAGGCAAAGGCGCAGAAATCGCTGGCTAACACCATCGACGGCATGAAGAAACAAGGGACGATCCAAGTGGCTGCTGGTGAAGCAGGTATCTCTGGAAACTCCGTCCAAAACATCTTTGATCAGTACGAGCGAGCTAACGCCGTCAATCAAGGTACAATCAATCGAAACTTCGACAACATCAAGAATCAGCTTGAAAATGAACGTGCTGGTACTGCGACAACTTTTAAGAGCCGTGTAAACAGCGTCCAGAAGGGTTACGCCCCATCTGCATTCGACGCAGGGCTAGGTATCGCAGCCAATGTGGGTACTACCTACATGATGGCTTCTTCTGGTCTCAAAGAGGGCGATAGCGTCTTTGGAAAAGATGCGTTCAACCGAGGCACAGACAAGATGTTCGGCAAGGGTACAGGCGCGAAGCTCTGGACTAACTAATTGGAGAAACTATGGCTCGAAAAGGTATCGGGGCTTTTGTGGGTGACCCCCAACAAAACCAAGAACAATTACGCCCAGTTGCCAACCCTGTAAATACATTTGCAACCCCAGATCAAAGCGGGGTAACTGAGACCGCCTTCAAAGCCAAAGTTCTAGAGAACAACTTGGAGGCGATGTCTCGCCCAGTTGAGCAAGTATTCAAACAGCAAGTTGAAGAGCAACGCGACCTACGCAGTAAAGAGCAAAAGGTTGAAGCAGTTATGGCTGCTCACGGCGACTTCTACCCTTGGTGGAGCGAGAACGCTGAGAAGTTTGAATCGCTCCCTGAGGCAGAGTATGGCAACGCAGTAAAGCAAGCTTTTACTCAGAAGTTCGGTGCAGAAGGCGACCGCATGAAGGCGTTCGCACTCACCTCTCTGATGGAGGACACACTCCAAGCTCGCTTTGTGAAGCGCCAGCGTGATGCTGCTGCGGCTGCTGAAGAGAAGAAGTACGGTGATTTTGCAATCACTGTGGCTGCAACTACGAAGAAACTAAAAGATCGTGGTGCAACGCCCGAAGAGATCGATAGCGAACTAGATTCCTTGTTTAAAATGAACAAGGGAAGACTTGACCCCAAAGAGATGGTCAAGCGTATGCTGTCTGTCCAAGAGACAGGTCTTGAAGATGCACAATCTAAGAACGTACCTCGCGATAAGTGGGACACCACGATCTTGGAACACCTTGATCGTCGCAAGCTCCTCGCTACAGAAAACCCTGAGTACAACGCCAGCCGTGACCGTATTCGCCACAAGCTGAATACGCTTACTCCTGCCGAAACAGAGGCGAAGCAAATCGACTTTGACCGCCGCATGGAAGACGGTATCCAGAAGGGTTGGTCTAAGAAGACTGTCGAGCAGATGTTCCAGAAAGAATGGGACAACGGAGGCAGCAAGTACCTCAACAACAATGCTCGTCGCTACCTACTTGGACAAGTCGAAGCGCGAGATCGTAAGTGGGCTGCTGCGGCTAGTAAGAAAGCTGCTTATGACGCTGCTGTCGCTACGGTGATCAACACTGGTGTGGTTCCTGTAGACAAGGTTCCGTACACCACAGAGAACGGCGAAACACGCTACCTCTCTCAGAATGAGATTGAGCGCCAAGTCGCTGACTACGGCATCAAGCGTTACCTGTCTGGTGACAAGCCCAACGTCGATGCGTTCTACGCCAACGTCGCTACCAAAGTCCGTGTGCCTCAGATTGCTGAGAAGATGGAAGCTGGTATCGCCGCGATGGGTATGGTCACTACTGATCCCAACAAGATCGAGATCAAGACTGACGACGGTAAGAAGATTACGACTACTCGCTCTATGCAGCTATTGAAGGCTGGCTTTGCTGAATACACTCGTATTCGTGATGCTGGTGGTGAGTACGCTGCGGCTGTTCAGCTTCCCAACGAGGGGATGCGGAACAAGTACGAAGCAATGTACACCCTAAGCAAGCTTGGGTACTCCGTAGATCACATCGCCACATCCTTAGCGTCTCGCGGGGACACCAAAGTCACCGTAGATCACAAGCGCGTGGAAAGCTCTGTCAAGTCGGTACTGAATCGCAACAACATCAACCCACTCACTTGGTTTGAGAATGACGCTACCAACGCAGGGTACGTACGCAAGTACATCTCTGAGGGTACTGAACAGTTGATGCGGTTGTCTGGTCTCGACCAATCTACAGCGCAAGCTGAAGTCGTACGACGCTTCACAGAGAGCCATAAGGTATCTCCTAAGGGTCACGCCTATGTGCACACAGGAAACCCTGCTGTGCGCGGTCTATTCAATTCTGAAGAGAACTACCTCAACGCCCTCGATGACTTCGCTGTCGCATGGAAAGCGGACATCGTGAAGCGCGGTAAAGATCAAGGCGTGGATTTGTCGAAGACGAGTATGTCGTTGACGACCCACCCATATCGCCACGGGTATTTCCTGATGCAAACCACTGACGGCACTAAGGTGTCTGAGGTGTTTGGTGGGGAATCCTATGCTGTGGATGCTCGTACCATTTCTAAGTGGTATTGGGACACCCAAGCTGCGAAAAATAATGCAAAGAGGAAATAATGCTCGACGTATACGAAGGCTCCCTAGAGGGCTTTTCTGATCCCCTTCTTCCGAAGGGTGCAACACCTCTCCCTCAGCCTGAAAGAGAAATCGGCTATCTCGAAGCCGCACAGCGAGGGGTGCGTGAAAACCACATCTACCCCCTGATTGCAAACTCTCCTAAGGCGACAAACGACAAGGGGTGGGCACTTGATGGTGAGAAGGCGAAAAGCCTTGCTGGTGACCTAAGTACACCTGAGCTTCGCGACTACGTGCTCAAAGCTGGCTCTGAACAAGAGGCAGCAGAGCGCCGTGAGATCGCCCTTAGCCGTCAAGCAACAATGGAGAAGCTGAGTCAATCTGGATGGGATAAATCTGCATCCTACATTCTGGCTTCTCTCTTTGACCCTGTAGAGATTGCAGCGGTCACCGCAACTACCGCTGGTCTGGGTACGATCCCTGATCGGATGTATGCAGCCTACAAAGGTGTGAAGGCAGCGGACGCTGTAAGCAAGGCGACGAAAGTCAAACGCTTCACCGATGTGGCTCGCAACGCCAAGATGGGCGGTGTGCAAGGTATGACTGAGGCGGCTATCTTTGAAGGCATCCGTGCAGCGTATCAACCTGATGCGGACGCTTCCAATCTTCCCCTCTACGTCGCCTTTGGCGGTGCACTAGGTGCTACCACGTCTGGCGGCGCTGCTGCATGGCGCAGAGCAAAGCTCGCGACTGTGTATGACAAGCGTATGGCTTCTGGCATCCCCCTCACCGCTGAGGAAGAGGAGATGTTTGGTAGCATCATCAAAGACCGCAACCTCACCACAGCCATCGAGCGGCACACTGAGAAAACACCTTCGGGTATCGATGCAGGTGTTGAAGTGCCTAGCTTCAAGGTAGGTGAGAATGACAACGCGCCCACACAGTTGGGCAGTAACTTCCTCGCATTCGGTATGCGCGGGAAAATCTCTGCTGTAGCTCGCGCTATGGCATCTGAAGACGGCGACGTTCGCGCTCTCGCGCCTAAGTTTGGCTTGAACTCTGCTGGCAACTCCAACCGCAGCGCGGTGGGTTTTGGCGCAAACGAGATTCAAAGCTACCTACAGGCATCTGAGACTGCGCGTGTGGTTCCCGATCTCCAACACGCCCGTGATGGGTGGATGCAGCGCACCTACGGTAAGGTGTGGAATCCGATGGAGGCTGAGGGCTACAAGGTTGAGTTCAACGAGATGGTGACGAAGGCATTGCGCCGTGGTCTCCTCGACGGTGACTCTGACGTGCTCCGCTCTGGGCAGAAATTCCGTGAAAGCTTCTCTGGTCTCCACGACCAAGCAGTCAAATACAAAGCCCGTGGTTTTGTTGGCAAAGAAGTGGAGAAAGAAACCTACGTACCTCGCATCCATGATCATGCGAAGATCGATGCCGCCTCTCAAAAGGCTGGTCGCGCTGAAATCGTACGATTGGTCAAAGAGGCTATCCTCAAGAAACAAACAATCGACGACAACATCGCGGAGACAATCGCTGATGGATATTTGCATGGTATTGAAACTCGCGCTGCTCGCTCTGCTTTACCTAATGGTATGGTCGTTAAGCTCGGCATTAAAGAAGACACCCTCGAAGCACTGCGAGACGCACTTAAAAGCAAACTCAATGACGACGCTAAAGTAGACGAACTCATGGGCGCACTTGAACGTGCTGTCCCTACGAAGCCTACTGGTGAAGGTGTCGCTCGCTCGCGTACCCGCATCGACCTCGATGAGACTCACGCAATCACGCTTCCTGATGGCTCGCAGCTTTCCTTCGAAGACCTCTTGGTCAACGACGTGGAAGACCTACACACGATGTACACCTTCCAAATGGGTGGTGCTATCGGGTTGGCTCGTAACGGGCTTGAGGTTGAGGGCGGCGACAGCATCGAAACGATTCTCCAGAAGATTGCTGATCGCAACGCCACTGGTAATCGCATCCCTACAGGAAAGCTCCAAGAAGAGTTGGATGCGCTGAAGTTCATGTACGACGGTATCACTGGTCAGTTGGCTCACCAGCATTCGATTGGTGACACTGGTGAGGCGATCCTCCGTCGTATTCGTGACTACAACTACATCACCTCGATGGGTTCCTCTGGTCTCTCCAGTATGGTCGAAGCAGCCAACGTGCTGATGGATCACAACGTGAAGACCATCGCGAAGAACCTCCCTGAGATGCGTAATCTGATCAAGAAGGCGAAGGACGGTAACCTCGACAACCAACTGCTGCGTGAAATGCAACACGCCTTCGGTGTGGGCATGGACGTGTGGACAGGTCGCGCTCGAACCAACTGGGACGAGATTGAGACTGACTTCATCCGTAGTGATTACACCAAAGTGGACAAGGCGCTCGCCTACGGGCGAACCAAGGTGTCCATGCTGTCTGGTATGTTGCCAGTGACTGCTGTGCTTCGTCGCGCTGACGGAATGTTCTACGCCTACGATTGGGAAGCGGCTGCAAAGGCGTTCTCTAAGTCTGGGAAGTACAAGGCTCCCTTCAAGAACATCAAGATGGAGCAACTCGGCATCGATGAGCAAACTGGCACGTCGATCATGCAAATGATCAACAAGTACGCCAAGTACGAAGACGGTAAGCTGGTTGCACTCAACATCGATGATTGGAGCAAGTCTGGTGCAGACGGTACGAAGGCTGCTGACGCATTCAAGATGTCTGGCTACCGCCACGCTATGCAATCGGTACAAGACCCCAACCTAGGGTCGTTGAACCGCACACTGCGAACACCTTGGGGCAAAACCCTAGGTCAGTTCCTCAGCTACACCCTAGCTGCTCAGGAACAGCAGTTGCAGCGCTTGGCTGTCCGCGCAACGCATGGTGACCTTGGTTCCATCTTCCGTATCACTGCTGGCGCAGCATTCGTGTCGAGTATGGTGTACTACACCCGTACTCTGATCAATGCTCAGGGCAAGAGTGACATGGCAAAGCAGGAATACCTTGAGAAGAAACTCGACCCTACGTCTTTCGTATTTGAAGGTACTTTAGGGTACATGGGTATGCTCTCGATGTACTCCACGGCTATCCAGCGTTTCAACGGCAACAGCTTGATCTCGAACCCAACCATCGACTTGATTCAAAACGTCAACAAGATGGGCAAGAGTATTGCGAGCATCACTGTAGGAGACAAGGAACTCAAAGAGGATGAACTTCGTGCGTGGCTACGCATGGTTCCGCTCCAAAACTTCTACCCAATGGCAATCGTGAACAACGCGCTTGCTGACGCTTTCACTGACCAATAAGCGGGGGGCTTAATGCCCCTCGTTTTCTTTTGAGGGGCTTATGGCTTATTCCTATCGCGAATTTAATGGTGACGGTCTCACGAAGACCTTCAACATTCCTTTTGTGTACGCAGACACTGCTGAGATTTCCATCTACGTGGATGGCACTCTAACTACTGCTTACACTTTTACATCGTCCAACACTGTGGCACTCACCACAGCACCTGCTAACGGCTCCATCGTGCGTATTGCGCGAGCTACTGACCTAGAAGAGCGAGCGGTGGACTTCATCAACGGCTCTGTGCTGTCTGAGGAGGATTTGGACAAAGCTTTCATTCAGGTGTTCAACGCTGCTCAAGAAGCCGTTGACAAAACATCTGAGACAATCGGTAAGGGCGTGGACGGCAAGTTCGACGCTCAGAGCCGTGTCATCAAGAACGTCGCTGACCCAGTAAACAACACTGATGCGGTCAACAAACAATTCTTGGTTGCTCAGACTGCGGCTTCTGTCGCTGCTGCCGCTGCAAGCGCTTCTACGGCTGCTGCACAGGCTACTGAGGCACTCAACCAGAAGAACCTAGCGGCTGCTCAGGCGACTGAGGCAACCAGCCAGAAGAACCAAGCTACTGCGAAGGCTGTGGAATCTGCGGCAAGTGCCGCTGCTGCTGCCGATGCGTATACTGACACACTTGATGCGCTGAATGCTGCAAAGATTCCTACAGGTCTCGCTGGTCACGCCAAAGAGTTCTTGCAGGTCAAGGCTGATGCCACTGGCTACGAGCTTGTGCAGTCTGTGGCTGCTCCAGTGTTTCATGGATTCAATTTGTCCGCTGATGGTACTGAATTGATTTTGACCAAAGGTCGTGATGCAGACTTTGATTCCACTGCATACGCTACTTGGACTCTTTCTGAAAACATCTCGTACAGCGTGGACAAAAATAACCTAGTGGTGAACCTATAATGAAAATTGATATTGATTCTATTGGTTATCGTTGGAAAGGTGTGTACTCCCCCAACATCGCGTACAAAGAACGTGACGTGGTGTTCAAGGATGGTGGTGCACACGTCATTCGCAACGGTACGCCTCAGGCATTTGCTCTGGGGCAACAGGATGCAATCCTGAAGGGTCACCTGCTTACTGGTGGTGTGAGTGTTGGTGGTGTGGGAGCGATGGTGCTCCACGCCAACTCCAATGACTCTATCGAGTTTCGCTTCATGGGTGACCGCAACGGCACTACCGTAGCGCGTCTCATGGACACTGTGCAGAACCACAGAGTGCCTTACGCATCGAACCGCTTTGGTATGTTCGTAATGACTGACGGCTCTGTGCGCTGTATTGGGCGCAGTAACAACGGTCAAATGGGTGACGGCGGTAACAGTGATACCTCTCGTTACAATGCAGGTGAAGCAGCGTTTCCTAAGGGCGTACTCATCTCGCGCGTGATTGTCACTTGGACGAACACCTTCTACATCGATACAAACGGTGGTCTTTGGTATTCTGGAGGCAACGACGGCAACTATATGAGTGGTCGTGGTTTGAGTGGCGTTATCAGAACGCCAGTATTGCTTAATGGTAATTCTGGCATCCCTGCAAATGCAAAAATCGTAGATGTAATGGCTTCTTATGGCTACTACGGTTACACCGAAGCATTGGCTTTGGACAGCCAAGGGCGTGTGTACGCTTGGGGTTATAATCAAAGTGGATGCTTGGGAGTCAACAACGGCTCTGCCACAGCAACAGCCACTCTTGTACCGTTCACAGCTACAGTGCCGATCAAGAGCATTATGGTCAACGGAAACTACTACGGTGCATCGTGTTTGATCGACTACGCAGGTAATGCGTGGGTTTGTGGTGACAACTCTCTGGCGTGGCATACCGCTGCTGGTTCTGTTTCTGTTCATCAGCGCCTCGATCTTGGAGGGCGTGCAGTCAAGAAAATGTTCTGGGACGAAAATGATCAGCATTGGGTTGCTGGCTCTCAGTACGACTGGACTTCTGGCATCCTATTTGAAAACGGCGAAGTTTACCTTCGCGGCACTGGTGCTGGTCAGACAGGTATGGATGGAAATGGGTGGACAATGGGGGGTAACAATAGCGCCTTCACGATGCCATTCCACACGGGTGTCAAAGACATCTGGGTTCAAGGCGGTGGCTACCAAACAGCTATTGCGCTGATGAACGATGGAACCATTCAAGCTAAAGGCTACGGTGGTTACGGTATTAACGGTAACATTGCAGGGGCTGCTGCTAACACCACTACGTGGGCAACCATCGGTGGGAGCTTCCTCACTAACATCACCAAGCTTGAAATGATGGGTGGTCAATACGGTAGTACGGCTGCTGCTTTGCGCTCTGACGGTCAATTGGTTGTTTGGGGTGGCAATATGCAAGGCGTAAAAGGCGACGGCAGTGCGTGGAGCGCTGATAACACGTTCCCAAACAGCTTCTTCATCCATGAGCGCCCAATCGTAGACTTCTGCTTTGGCGGTATGCGCTACGAAGCAACTGGCGTAAACTGCATTTACGCTTTGGATGATCAAGGTCGTGTTGTGTGTTCTGGTGCTGGTGATTACAGCATGAACGGCGATGACGACGGAGAAAACACAGCCACACCTCAATTCATTCGATTCTAAGGATATAAAATGCCCTCTACTGTTTCTCTAGGTAAGATTGCTTTCTCGTGGAAAGGCGCGTATGCGGCGGGAACAACTTACACAAAACAGGATGTGGTCAGTTATAACGGAGACTCCTACGTTTGTATCGTTGATACAGTCGTAGGTTCTCTCCCTACTGATACTTCCAAATGGCAATTGTTTGCCCAAGGTTCTGCCAGCATCGGTCAAGCTGCTGGTGACTTGATTTATTTTAATGGTACTACTTTGACCCGTTTACCGAAAGGTACTACTGGTCAGGTGTTGAAAATTGACAACGTAACTGGTTTACCCGTCTGGGGTTTGCCTGAGGTTCGCTCTGGTGTCAAAGTCAAAAAGCTGTTGGAGCACCGCAGTATCTCTTACCGTAAGCAACTGGTCATCATGCAAGATGGCTCTGTGCGTGGTTGGGGTGCAAACGATTCTTACAGCTTAGGTGTTGGCAATAGTACAAACGCAAAGACCTCTCCTCAACGTGTGGCGTTTCCTTTTGGTTTCTCTGGCGTTGACAAGCTGTATATTGGTTATGGCGATGTAGGTGCGCGAGCAATCGACAACACTGGTAAGCTCTGGCAGTGGGGTTACAACGGCTACGGAAACCTTGGTGTGAATGACACGACCAACCGCTTCGTCCCTGTGCGTTCTAGCGACTATGGCTCGTTGATTGGTAAGACAGTCACCGCTGTTGCCCAAACACTTTCTCCAGAGAACTACCCAAGCACTTGTGTGTTGACCTCTGATGGTAAAGTCCACGCCTGTGGTTACAACGGCTACGGACAGCTTGGTCAAGGTGACACTGTGCAGCGCAACGTGTTCGCTGAACTCCCCGTACTCACTAACATCTCCAAGATTTACGCTAGTCGCGAACGCTACACTACGTATTATGCACTCACCTCTGCGGGTGTTCCGTATGCGTGGGGTTACAACAGCGAATACCAGCTTGGCAACGGTAACACCACTCAGGCAAACATTCCGACAGCTATTTCGTACTTTGTGACGAACAGCATTGTAATCACTGAGATGTTTCCAACTGCCTACGGCTGCTTTGCGTTGGCTACAAACGGCGACTTGTATGCTTGGGGTACGACCTACTACGGTCACCTTGGTACAGGCGCAACTGCTGGAACGGCGCAGAGTACACCTCTGAAAGTCGCCTCTGGTGTCGCTAAAGTCTACCCTGCTGCGTACGATTACGCACACTCGATGCTTGTCAAAACTGACGGCACTCTCTGGTGCACTGGGC